AGAAAATGGAGATAAATGTATAACAGAGGTCGGAACTGATTTCATGGTTGTTGAATTAGCACCTTAAATAAATAAAAATACAAAATGGCAAACAAAAAATTTTCAGCTTTTTCAGCTGAATCAAATATAAATAATTTTGAGGGATTAGTTGGCTTTAACACAACTGGTAGCTTAAACCAAAAAATAACTCCTCTTGAAATGCCGGCGAGAGTTGAAGACACTACTGAAAATGTCGCTTTAGGCAATTTTCGTACATTAACAGGAACATCAATAGGTTCTGCTGGAACTAAAAACCTAGCAATAGGCTATGATGCTTTAAGTTCTATAGACACAAGTGGATTAGGTGATCCGTTAAACAACTGTATAGCTATAGGCAATGCTGCTTTAAAAAGAATTAACAACCCAGGTTCATTGGCTACAGGGGAGTTAATAGCTATTGGAAATCGCGCGCAGGAAGCCAATGGAGTTCTTAATCCGGATGGTATAGTAGCTGCAGATGAAAACGTAGCAATAGGTTTTGAAGCTTTAGAAACCAATCAAGGAGATTTTACTAATGCGACACCGACTCCGTTCCCTGATGACACGGGTAATTTCAATACAGCTATTGGTGGTAAATCTTTAGAAGATTTAAATGGTGGTACTAGTAATACAGCTGTAGGTCATCACTCAGGATTTTTTTTAATTGATGGAGCCGCAAATACTTTAGTTGGTTTTGAAGTAGGAACTAATACAGGAAAAAGTGTTAACATGCTTAATGAAGATGGTGTTACCGCTATGGGTTGGCAAGCTACTTCACAGGGTTCTTTTAGTGTAGTTTTAGGCTATGATGCAAGTTGTGTAACAGGTAATGGAAATGAACCAGACGAAACTATAGTAATTGGACGCGCTGCTACTTGTGACGTAAACAACAGTATAGTAATAGGAGCAAGATCAAGTTATACAGCCGCCAATGCGCCTCTATCAGGTGATAACGTTTTAATTGGATATAATACTGATATATCTGATGGTCAAGTATATATTAATGGTAGAAACACTATAGTAGGTAGTTTAGGCGATGTAACAGGATCTTATCACACGCATTTAGGTTGGGGATGTACTATATCAGGTGAGGACAATAACTCTATAGGGTATTTAAATGAAGTTCACGGATCTAACAATGTTAGTATAGGTGATAGTACTACTATAGGAGGTCCGGCATTAGGTGATGAAGCCAGCAACTGTATAGCAATAGGTGGAGATATAACAATTCCAGTTAAAGCTAGCGGAAGTATACTTATGGGAGCTGGAACAGTTATGTCAAATACTGGTGGTAACGCCTTTGAAATAGGATTTGGTGGATCTGCTAGTGTAGCAGCAACTAATGACGTTGTTTTAGTAGGCGCAAGCGGAGGATCTACAGGACCAAGCAATATTGATGTAGGTGGTGAATTACGTATATCTTCACCTCTTTGTACTACTTTTGTTGGACAAGTTGCTAATATAGTAGACGCTCAATCAACACTTGGAGGTATAACAAATTATCTTCTTAATTTTAAAGATACCAACATAATAAGATTAACTATAAATGGTAGTTTTACAATGAATGCAGTAGGACCAGATGGATCAGTTGGAGATATTAGAGACGGAGTGTATAAGCTATTTGTAGTTCAAGGTCCAGGTGGATCTCATGTAATTACTTGGAGTAGTCAATTTAAATGGCCTGGTGGCACAGCTCCTACCTTAAGCACTTCTGCTGCAGATGTAGACTTAATATCATTTGTAGTAGATAGTGGAAATTTTTATGGAACAATAGAAAAAGCTTTTAGTTAAGATGAAAAAAATAGAAAAAATAATTAACAAAGAATTACGTAGATCAGATTATATAAAGTTTACAAAGACAGAAACTAGTGATGTTAAAAAAGCTGAACAAAGAACAAAGTCAATAAATAATCTTGTTTCGAAAGTTGAAAATAAAGTAGCACAAGAAGGTTTAAGTATATTTGAGTTACCAAGAATAGAAAGACAAATTAAGTCTTTAGATAAATTTTTAGCTATAAACATCTTATCTAGTGAACAAGATGAAAAAGTAAAAGAAGTAAAACAAAAATCAGATAAAATTTTTAAAAAGAAACCAAAAAAGTAGATTTTTAAAAACAAGTGTAACTATAAAGTTATAAAACAATTAAATTAAATAAAATGGCAAAAATTAAAAAAGATCAGTTAAATAAAATAACCGATCAACAAACAAAACTCGCGGATCTATTAAACAAAATAGGTGTGCTTGAGATACAGAAACACAATGTAGCTTCAGAAATAAAACATTTAAGTGAAGAAATAGAAAAAACTAAATCAGAGCTTGAAGAAGAATATGGTTCTATAAATATAGACTTAAAAGATGGTAGTTACACTGAAATAAAAAAAGATGCAGAATAATATTAGAAAAATTAGCATTGGTTCTGATTACAAGAACGAGGCTATGCATTATTCTGTAGGTCAACAAGTTTATGGTGGTCATGAAATATCTCATATACTGCTAGACGAATCAGACAATTCATATAATATTCACATTAAAAAAAACGACGAGGTATTACCGTGGAAAAAATTTAATTCTAACATGGCTATATCTGTTGAGTATGATTTAGAGTATTAATGAAAAGTTTGTATGATTTTATTGTCCAACCAGTGGGCGATAAGTATAGTAATACTGTTAATGTAGGAGATAAAAAATTAGTAGTAAATACTAAAATAGAAAACTGGAAATTTGTAAATAGAGTTGCTAAAGTAATAGAAACACCTGCTGCTTTTTATACACCTATAAATAAGGGTGATGAAGTTATTATACATCAAAATGTTTTTAGAACATTTTATAATATGAAAGGAGAAAAAAAGAAAAGTAGATCATGGTTTAAAGATGATTACTACTTTTGTGCTGTTGATCAAATTTATCTATATAAAAATAAATCAGGATACAACTCTTTTAATGACAGGTGCTTTGTAATACCTATACGTAACAGAGAAGATTTAACGCTTGATAAAGAAGAATATCTTGTTGGTATATTGAAATATGGTAATAAGTTCTTAGAAGAGCTAGGAATAAACCCAGGAGACGTAGTTGGATATACACCTAATAGTGAGTGGGAGTTTTTAGTAAATAACAAGCGTCTTTATTGTATGAAATCAAATGATATTGTAATTAAATATGAGCACCAAGGAAACGAAAAGGAATATAATCCAAGCTGGGCGAATAGCTGTTGAAGAATTAATAAAAGTAGCTAAAGAACCTATAGTTGAATCAGATGATGATTTAGCAGCTGACAGATTAAAAAACGCTGCAGCAACTAAAAAGCTTGCTATATTTGATGCTTTTGAAATATTAAATAGACTCCAAGAAGAGGAAGATATGTTAAATGAAAAGCCTAAAGATTCTAGCAAAAAGCTTCAATTTAAAGGTTTTGCTGAAGGTAGATCTAAAAAATAATGTATCAGCAAAGTTTATATAAAGTTTTAAAAAACCATGTTAAGCCTAAAGTTCTTCAACGAATGAATAGGTATAAAAAATGGGAATATGGTTATAACGAGGAACATGATATTGTAGTTATAAGCAAAAATGGTAAAATAGGTGAAATATACGAAATACAAAACCTAAAAATAGCTTTACCAGAAAAAGCTAATGTACATGAGTTTGAAAATAATAAATGGAATCAAGCTGAATATCCGAAAAGTTTAAGTAGAATTAAATCTACATATGACTGGACGCAATATCCCCAAGATTTCAAAGAAAAATGGTATGATTACATCGATCAAGAATTTACTCGAAGAGAAGAAGGCTTTTGGTTCTATAATAAAGATGTGGCTACTTACATTACTGGTACTCATTACATGTACTTGCAGTGGAGTAAAATTGACGTTGGGGCACCAGACTTTAGGGAGTCAAATAGATTATTCTACATTTTCTGGGAAGCTTGCAAAGCAGATTCACGATCCTATGGGATGTGCTACCTTAAGAATAGACGGTCTGGGTTTTCCTTTATGGCGTCAGGAGAGGTGGTTAACTTGGCAACCATATCAAGCGACAGTAGGTATGGTATACTATCAAAGTCCGGCCCTGATGCTAAGAAGATGTTCACAGATAAGGTGGTACCCATATCGGTTAATTACCCCTTCTTTTTCAAGCCGACCCAGGACGGTATGGACCGTCCAAAGACCGAGCTTGCCTACCGTGTCCCAGCAAGTAAGTTTACCCGTAGAAAACTCACCGCAGGTATTGACGAAACCTTGGAGGATCTCCAGGGACTTGACACCACCATCGATTGGAAGAACACCGGTGACAACTCCTACGACGGTGAGAAACTCAAACTTCTCGTCCACGACGAGAGCGGCAAGTGGGAAAAGCCGAACAACATCCTCAACAATTGGAGGGTCACGAAAACAACATTAAGGTTAGGTAGTAGAGTTATAGGTAAATGTATGATGGGTTCAACCTCTAATGCTTTAGACAAAGGTGGTAGAAACTTTAAAAAACTTTATGACGACTCAGATGTTACAAAAAGAAACAGCAACGGACAGACTCGTAGCGGATTATATTCTTTGTTCATACCTATGGAATGGAATTACGAAGGATACATTGATTCTTATGGCTTACCTGTCTTCGACACACCAAAAAAACCTGTTGATGGACCGAATAATGAAAAAATAAGCATAGGAGTAATAGAGTATTGGGATAACGAAGTTGATGGATTAAAAGATGATCAAGATGGTTTAAATGAATTTTATAGACAATTTCCAAGAACCACTAAGCATGCTTTTAGAGACGAATCAAAACAGTCTTTATTTAATTTAACAAAAATATATCAACAAATAGATTTTAATGAAGACATGCGTAACTCTATAAATGTTACAAAAGGTAGTTTTCAATGGGAAAACGGTCAACAAGACACTAGAGTTTTATTTGTACCAAACAATAGCGGAAGATTTTTAATAAGCTGGGTTCCGCCATTGCATTTACAAAACAAAAGATTTATAAAAAATAGTGTTAATTATCCTGGCAATGAACACGTTGGCGCATTTGGTTGTGATCCATATGATATATCAGGAACAGTTGATAGAAGAGGTTCAAATGGATCTCTGCATGGATTAACTAAATTTAGCATGGAAGAAGCGCCTCCAAATCATTTCTTTTTAGAATATATAGCTAGACCACAAACGGCTGAGATATTTTTTGAAGATGTTTTAATGGCGTGTGTATTTTATGGCATGCCTATACTAGCAGAAAATAATAAACCTAGACTTCTTTATTATTTCAAGCGAAGAGGTTACAGAGGTTTTGCTATGAATAGACCAGATAAAAAAAGAAATAAGTTATCTGTAACAGAAAGAGAAATAGGTGGAATACCTAACTCTAGCGAAGATATTAAGCAGGCACATGCATCTGCTATAGAAACATATATAGAACATTTCGTAGGTTTAAAAGAAACTGGTTATGGTGATATGTATTTTCAAAGAACACTAGAAGACTGGGCTAAATTTAACATTAACAATAGAACAACTCATGATGCTTCTATTAGTTCAGGTTTAGCTTTAATGGCTTGTAATAAACATAGATATACGCCTACAGCTAAAAAAGAATTAAAACCTGTTGATTTAGGTATTAAAAAATACGACAACAAAGGAATTGTATCAAAAATTTTAAATTAATGAACATATATACTAATACGAGATCTTCATTCCCTAGCCAAGTAGTTAGCGACGCAGAAAAATCTAGCATTGAATATGGAAAACAAGTAGCACAAGCTATAGAAGGTGAATGGTTTTCTCAAGGTAGAACCACTGGTAACAGGTATTTAACCGCTTGGAATAATTTCCATCAGCAAAGATTATATGCTAGAGGAGAACAAGCTATACAAAAATATAAAGACGAATTATCTATAAATGGTGATTTGTCTTATCTTAATTTAGATTGGAAACCAGTTCCTATTTTATCAAAGTTTGTAGATATTGTAGTTAATGGTATATCTCAAAGATCTTATGATATTAAAGCTTATGCTCAAGATCCAGAATCAATAAAGAAAAGAACTGAATACGCTTCTAAGATATATGAAGATATGATTTCTCAAGATTATCTAGATACTTTAAGAGATACTTTAGGTATAGATTTATATCAAGTTTCAAACCCTGATTTATTACCTGAATCTGACGAAGAGCTTGAACTACACATGCAATTGTCATATAAGCAAAGCATAGAAATAGCAGAAGAAGAAGCTATATCATCTGTTTTAGCTCAAAACAAATATGATTTAATTAAACGTAGATTAAATATGGATTTAACTGTTTTAGGTATAGCCGCAGTTAAAACAAATTTTAATACAGCTAACGGAATAAAAGTAGATTACGTTGATCCAGCTTACATGGTTTATTCTTATACAGAAGATCCTAATTTTGAGGATATATATTATGTAGGAGAGGTTAAATCTATAACAATACCGGAACTTAAAAAAGAGTTTCCAGACATATCTGAAAAAGAATTAGAGCGTATACAAAACATGCCTGGTAATAACTCGTACATTACAGGTTACCCAAATTATGATAATAATACGGTTCAAATTCTTTATTTTGATTATAAAACCTATCATAACCAAACTTTTAAAATCAAAAAGACAGATCAAGGCTTAGTTAAAGCTATTGAAAAGCCTGATACTTTTAATCCACCTGAAAATGATAATTTTGAAAGAATATCAAGATCTATAGAAGTTCTTTATAGCGGCGCAAAAGTATTAGGAACTGAAACAATGCTTAAATGGGAGTTAGCAGAAAACATGTCTAGGCCAATGGCTGACACAACTAAAGTTAGAATGAATTACTCTATTTGTGCGCCTAGAATATACAAAGGTAGAATAGAATCTTTAGTTAGTAAATGTATCGGCTTTGCAGATATGATACAGCTAACGCATTTAAAGCTACAACAAGTTATGTCTAGAATAGTACCTGATGGTGTATATCTAGACATGGACGGTTTAGCTGAAGTTGATCTTGGCAATGGTACTAACTATAATCCAGCTGAAGCATTAAATATGTATTTTCAAACAGGTTCTATTGTAGGTAGATCAATGACTCAAGATGGTGATATGAATCCTGGTAAAGTACCTATTCAAGAATTAAACTCTAGCTCTGGTCAAGCTAAAATACAAAGTCTTATAAACACTTATCAGTATTATTTACAAATGATACGTGATGTAACCGGACTTAATGAAGCTAGAGATGGTAGCACACCTGACAAGCAGACGCTTATAGGACTTCAAAAGATGGCCGCTAATGCATCTAATGTTGCTACTAGACATATAAACCAGGCGAGTTCTTATTTAACTCTTAGAACAGCAGAAAATATAGCTTTGAAAATAGCAGATGCTTTAGAGTTTCCTTTAACCGCAGAATCTTTAGTTAATTCTATAAGTAATTATAACGTTAATACTTTAAAAGAAGTTTCTAATCTTAATCTTCATGATTTTGGTATATTTTTAGAATTAGAGCCAGATGAAGAAGAAAAACAACAATTAGAAGCTAATATACAAGTAGCGTTACAGCAAAGCGGTATTGATCTTGAAGATGCTATTGATTTAAGGCAAATTAAAAATCTTAAACTAGCTAATCAATTATTAAAAGTAAAGCGCAAACAAAAAGCTATACAAGACCAAGAAAACGCTCAAGCAAATATAGCCGCTCAAAGTGAAGCTCAAGCCGCGGCTAATGAAAAAATTGCAATGAACGAAGTTCAAAAGCAAGAAGCTATTAGTAGTTCTAAAGTTCAATATGAACAAGCTAGAACTCAAATGGAAATACAAAAAATGCAAACTCAAGCACAGCTTGATATGCAAAAAATGCAAATGCAACATGAGTTTGACATGCAGCTAGCTCAAGTTGAAGGCTCTAAACAAGAGCAAATAAACAATAAAAAAGAAGCTGCAAAAGACAAGCGTATAAAAATGGAAGGTACGCAGCAAAGTAAAATGATTGCTCAAAGAAAAAATGATAGCGATCCTATAAACTTTGAACTTCAGGGACTAGAAAGTCCTATGGAACCTGGTTTATAGATTTATTTAATTATTTAATTATATTATATTATGTCAGAAAAAACAAATGAACCTGTTAAGCAGGAAGGTGACTTTAAATTAAAAACAAAAAAGAAAGCACCTAAAAAATTAACAGAAACAAAAGATAACGTTACAAAAGTTAATGTTAATCCAAAAGAACCTTTGATAGAGTTAGAAGACAACGTAACCAAAGTAGAATTAAAAAAAGAAGAAGATGCCATTCAAGTCGGAGAAACAAAGGAGGTATCTGTGGAAAAACCATCCGGAGATAGCACAGCGGTGGGAGAACCTGTACAAGAGTCCAACGAGACTACTGAAGGGTTTTCTCCGATCAAAGAAGTAACTGAGCAAGAAGTTAAAGAAGTTGAAGCTGAAGTCAAAGAAGCTATAAGAGATGAAAAGATATTAGGTAAACCTTTGCCTGAAAATATAGAAAAACTAGTTGCTTTTATGGAAGAAACTGGTGGCACTATAGAAGATTATACAAGATTAAATGCTGATTATACAAATGTAGATGAAAATACATTGTTGAAAGAGTATTATAAAAAATCTAAACCACATTTAGATTTAGAAGAAATTAACTTCATAATGGAAGAAAAATTTGATTATGATGTTGATATTGACGAAGAGCGAGAAGTCAAAAGAAAAAAACTCGCTAAAAAAGAAGAGATTGCAGAAGCTAGAAACTTTTTGGAAAAGCTTAAAGGTAAATATTACGATGAGATCAAGTTGAGACCAGGCGTAACCCAAGAGCAACAAAGAGCTATGGACTTTTTCAATCGCTACAATAAGGAGCAAAAAATAGCAGAGCAACAACATGCAGATTTTAAAAATAAAACAAAAAATTTGTTTAGCCAGGATTTCGAAGGTTTCGATATAAAAGTTGGTGAAAAAAAGTTTAAATACAATGTTGTAAATCTTGATAAAGTAGCCGAAAATCAATCAAACATAACTAACCTTGTCGGGAAGTTCTTAGACAGCGAAGGTAATATGAAAGACGAAAAAGGTTATCACAAAGCTATGTATGCTGCTGAAAACATAGATCAAATCGCCACTCATTTTTATGAGCAAGGTAAAGCTGACGCTGTTAAAGAAGTAGTAAACAAGTCTAAAAACCTTAGTGATACTGAAGGTAGAAAATCACAAGGAGAAGTGTTTATTGGTGGCATGAAAGTTAAAGCAATATCTGGGGCGGATTCATCTAAGTTAAGAATACGAACAAAAAAATTTAACTAATTAAAATAACAAATTATGAGTTTACAACCTCAATTTGGTAGTATTGTACCTTCGCCTGTTCAACAACCATTAGCTAGCAACTATTTAGTATTTAATGACCCTGCTGGTGGTGGAACATTTGCTGAGCAATACTTACCTGAAATTTACGAACAAGAAGTAGAGCGTTATGGAAACAGAACGTTATCTGGATTCTTGAGAATGGTTGGCGCTGAAATGCCAATGACATCCGACCAAGTAATTTGGTCAGAACAAAACAGACTACATATATCTTACGATGGATGTGGTGTAGAAGCTGCTGGTGCTAATAACGAATCAGTTATTAATATTCCAGTTGGTGCTGGAGTAGAAAACGTTATATCACAAAATGATACTGTTGTACTTTTAGATCCTAATGGTTCTGAAGCAAAAGGTATTGTTTCTACTGCTCCAACTGCTGGCACTATTACTGTACAACCTTTTGCAAACGCTGGTTTCGCTGCTGCTGGTATCACTATTACAGGTGCTGGTTTAACGGGTGATATTAAAGTATTTGTTTATGGTTCTGCATATACAAAAGGAACTACAATGGCTGCTGGTGGCGCTGGTAATTCAGCTGCAAGAACTTCAATTGAGCCTTCTTTTACACAGTTTTCTAACTCACCTATTATCCTAAGAGATCAGTATGTTATATCTGGATCTGATATGGCTCAAATTGGTTGGGTAGAAGTTGCTACTGAAGATGGTGCTTCTGGATATTTATGGTACTTAAAAGCTGAGTCTGAAACAAGACTACGTTTTGAAGATTACCTAGAAATGTCTATGGTAGAATCTGAAAAGAATGTTAACGCTGCTGCTCTTGCAACCTATGGAACTGCTGAGCTCCCAGGATCTGAAGGTCTTTTTGCCGCTATTGAAGATAGAGGTAATGTAGAAGTAGGATTTACAGCTGCTAACGGACTTGATGAGTTTGACGCAATTTTGAAAAACTTAGATACTCAGGGTGCTATTGAAGAAAACATGCTTTTCTTACAAAGACAAACGGCTCTTGATTTTGATGATATGCTAGCTGCAATCTCTGGTGGAACTGCCGGTGGTACTGCATTTGGTTTATTCGAAAACTCAGAAGAAATGGCTCTTAACCTTGGATTCTCTGGATTCAGAAGAGGTTCTTACGACTTCTACAAAACTGATTGGAAATACTTAAACGACGCTTCAACTCGTGGCGGTGTTCAAGGTGTTAGTTCAATCGAAGGAGTATTAGTTCCTGCTGGAACAAGTACAGTTTATGATCAAATTTTAGGTACTAATATCAGAAGACCTTTCTTACACGTAAGATATAGAGCTTCTCAAAATGATGACCGAAGAATGAAATCATGGTTAACTGGTTCTGCAGGTGGTGCATTTACATCTACTTTAGATGCTATGGAAGTAAACTTCCTATCTGAAAGATGTTTAGTAACACAAGCTGCTAATAACTTTGTATTATTTAAAGGAGCATAATTCCTTTTATTAAAATTCTGGGGTTGCATAGTGAGCGCGGCCCCAGGGTTTTATTTTAACTATTTAATTATATTATATTATGTCAAAAACAAAAGAAAAACCAGCTGAAAAAAGTTGGGAAATAAAAGATAGAGTTTATTATTTAAAAGGTAATAAAACTCCATTAACATTAACAATACCTGGTAAGCATACTAAAAAACACTCTTTATTATACTTTGATGAAAAAACAGGAAAGCAAAGAGAAATAAGATATGCTACAAATCAAGAATCTCCTTTAGTAGACGAACAAAAAGGAGAATGCACAATGGGTCATATAATATTTAGAGACGGAACTCTAAGAACTGATAAAAGAGAAATTGCTTTACAAAAACTTCTTTCTCTTTATCACCCTATGAAAGGTAGAATATATGACGAATTTAAACCTAAAGTTGTAGCTGAAGATCAATTAGATGATTTAACTATACAAATTGACGCTTTAAATGCTGCAAGAGACATGGACATAGATCAAGCAGAAGCTATAATGAGAGTTGAAAAAGGTTCTGTTGTAAATAAATTAAGTTCTAAAGAATTAAAAAGAGATTTACTTTTATTTGCTAAACAAAACCCTAAAACCTTTATAGCGCTAGCTAAAGACGATAATGTTCAATTAAGAAACTTTGCAATAAAAGCCGTAGAAAACGGATTAATAAAGTTATCTCAAGATCAAAGAACGTTTTCGTGGGGATCAAATGGTAGAAAATTAATGAACGTACCTTTTGATGAAAACCCTTATTCAGCATTTGCTGCTTTCTTAAAAACAGATGAAGGTGTTGAAATCTATAAATCTATAGATAAAAAACTATAAAAACAAGTGATACTATTATAAGGCGGATACGTCCGCCTTTTTAGTATTTTAAAAAATTTAAAATGGTAGATATAAATACAGTATATACAACAACCTTGCAAATATTAAATAAAGAGCAAAGAGGATACGTAACACCTGCAGAGTTTAATAATTTAGCAACGCAAGTGCAGTTGGAAATATTTGAATCATATTTTCCGGATGGAAATCAATTGAACCGTCAAAACCAAAACAACACACAAAACGATACTCAGTTTTTTAATATTTTTAAAAATCAAGAAGAAAAATTAGCTCCTTTTGTAAAAGATTTACCGTTTGTTTTCAATCAACAACACTCTGCTTGGAATTATTCTCCTACTAATCTTAACCTTCTCAATGCTCAATTAGCTGAATTTGAAATATATTGGACTGGAGAAATACTTTCAAGATATAATTCTTCTTTAGTAGGAAACACAAGTCCTCAAGCTTCGAGTGCTGGAGGACAATTTATAACACAATTAGTTTCAAAATCTGATTTTAATAAAATAACTAGATCCAAACTTACAGCTCCAACAGAAAAATTTCCTATAGCATATGTTGATAGCGGAGTATTTCAAGGTCCTTACACGCCTTATTACAAGATAAGTCCTGTTCCTGATGAGGTTGAAGTAAATTGCGTAGTATTTCCAAGAACTCCAAGATGGGGTTTTGTTACGGGATTACAAGGTCAATATGTTTTTTCACCTCAAGGATCAACTAATTTTGATCTAGCATATTCTGAGCAAACTAATTTAATTATAGGTATATTAAAATACGCAGGAGTAATCATAAATGATCCTACAATTATAGATATTGCTACTCAAGAAGCAGCAGAAGTACAAGCTAACGAAAAATCTTAAATAAATGAGTTTAGTAAAAGAAACAAATCAACAGTATTATCAAGGAGCACAAGGTTTTATAGGTGCTTTTTTGCCTGATGGCGTAACGCTACAAAGTGAATTTACTACTACTTTCAATACTGATTTAGTTTTTGGTAGTTCTGATCCTACTGAAGCTGCATACGCTTTAAACAATTTTAAAATATACACAAGCTTAACAGCTTTACCAAATCCAGGTAGTTGGACAGAGTATATACTTCCTTATACTGTACAAAACAATAAAATTATTTTTACAACGCCTCCTGCCGAGGGTTTATATATAGTAGTTCAATTAAAAACTTTAGATGGCGGAAAGTATGCCGACAATGCTTCTTCAGAAGCTTTTGGAGAAGCGGTTCAAGAAAATTATGGCTCTTATCAATATGTAAAATTAGGTGATATTATAGACAACTACATGGTTGGTTATGTTGGAGATGGTAAAATAATACAAACAGCTAAAAAATCAGATGTATTGTTTTTTGCTAAA